AGTATATAATAATATTAAATGAAAAGATATTGTTTAGATTGTGGCGCGCCTACAGAATATAGTTTAAAAAAACCAGTATTTTGTTCTAATTGTGGGAATTCTTTTGAGAAGAATACTCAAGTTTCTCAACCTGTAGTTCAGAAAGTTCAACTTCAAAAACCAACTATAGCTAAGAAAAAATATATCCCAGAAGTAGATATTGAACAAGATGATGAATTTTATGATGAGGAGCAAGATATTACTAGCGTACCAAGAATATCAAAGATTCAAGTTGAAACTGGTTCAGAGAATTTAAATCGAGGAGTAAAATTAAAAGATTTAATGGGAACAGGAGACAACGTAAAAAGGAATAAAACAAAAACTAAAGGCAAAAAAACTTCTAAAAAACAAATATTAGAAGATTTTGCAAAAGAGGCAGGTTCTTTAAGAAAAAATAAGAGATAATTAATGAAGTCTTCGAAATCAAGTTTCGAAAGTAAAATTTCGGAGATAAATCAAGAAATAAATAAAAGACGACATAAGTGGAATCTTACAACGCTTGCTTGGATGGATTTTAGTGATGTAGCTCAAATATTAAGAATACATATCTATAAAAAATGGAATATGTATGATCAGAAACAACCTCTTGCACCTTGGATAAATAGAATAGTCAGTAATCAAATTAAAAATCTTATAAGAAATAATTATGGAAATTACTCAAGACCATGCTTAAAATGCGCAGCTGCAGAAGGCGAAGATGGTTGTACTATTTATGGATTACAATGTAATAAATGTCCATTATATGGAAAATGGGAGAAAAATAAAAAATCTGCACATGACATTAAATTAGCTGTCACACTAGAAAATCATACTCAAGAAGTTCATAATATTACAGAAGATGAAATAGATATTGATAAAGCTGCAGATAATATTCATAATAAGATGCGTCAGATTCTTAAACCTATCGAATGGAAATTTTATTCATTGCATTATATAGAGCATAAATCAGAAGAAGAATCAGCAAAATTAATGGGATATAAAACAAGCGAAAAGAATCGTAAAATAGGATACAAGCAAGTTAAAAATTTAAAGAAAGCAATAATGGTAAAAGTTAAAAAGCATTTATACAATGGAGATATAGATATTTATTAATATGAGTGAAAATTTACCAGAGCTAACTCAAGAGCAACAATTAAAACTATTAGAAGAATGGAATAATCGTCCAGACAATCCTCCATCTCTAGTTGAACTTGTAAAATTAGCTTTCGATAGAGATGATCTTGATGGTAGAAGTAAAGAAGGAAAAGCTGTAAAAAATTTTCTTGCATCGAGACAAATAAAACCAAAGAAAAGCCACGAATATCAAGCCAAAGGATTAATAGAACTTAGCGATGAACAAAAAGAATACATTAGTAATAATTGTTCTACAATGACAGGAGTAGAGATTGCTAAAATTTTATTTAAAAATGAAAATTTAACGAACCTTTCTCAAGAGACAAGGAGCGTTCTTGAATACATGAAAACTGTTCCATCTAACGTTAAATATTTAGATGTTAATAATCAGAATGTTTCAACTGAAGAGTATCGTGCGCCAAAAAGCGAAGAAAGAATGATTGCTAAAATAAATAAATATATTCTTGATGGGATTGATAAAGATAAAATTACTCCAAGACAAAAGAAAGAGATCAATTCATTAATTGGTTACATGAATACTTTTAGGTTTGGCCATCAAATTAATCTTTACGATGACGAAAGAGATCGCGAGCTATTTGAAAGTAGTTTCGTTAGATATACTCATGATAAAAGTGATCTTACTCAAGAAGAAGTTGATCAATATATAGTTCTTTCCACAGAAGTTGTTATATCGTCTAATATTCAGCAAACGATTAATGTCCTACAGAATCAAATAGATATGGCAATTCAAGAGGACGGTAAAATACCAATGACTCTTGTAGAAGCAAGTAATACTGCTCGAAAAGAATATAATGATTGTGTTAATCGTCAACAAAAATTATTAAATGATTTAAAAGTAAAAAGAAGCGAAAGACTTAGCAAACAAGTCAAAGAGAATGCAAGTATATTAAATCTTGTTGAAATGTGGAAACAAGAAGAGTCAAGACAAAAGTTAATTAAAATGGCTGAATTAAGAAAGTCTGTGATTAAAAAAGAAATTGAAAGACTTGGAACAATGGACGAATTAAAGTCTAAAATATTAGGAATATCAGAAGAAGATATTTTAAATGGATGAGTGTTATATGTAAAATTGATGGTAAAGAATTTAAAGACGAAAAAAGTCTTCATTTTGCTTTAAAGAGCTATGGTTTAAATAAGGTAAAGTACTATCAAACTTATTATGAGCGTAGAGATCTACTAACAAATGATTTAATTAATTTTAAGACAAAAGAACAATATTTCAATAGCGATTTTAACGATAAGAATAATATGAAAAAATGGCTAAAAGAACAGCCAACAGAGAAAGCTCAAGAATATTGTAAGAAATTATTAATTAAAAGAAAAGAGAATAAGAACCTTATATATTCACCAACTCAAGTTGAATTAAGAACTATTATGGCTCCATCCATTATATTTTATAATAAAATATTTAATAACTATTATGACATATGCTCAGATATAGGTTTAGAAAATAAATTTATACATCCAAAATTAATAGGAGATAATTTTAAAAATAAATTAACACAAAAAGATACAATTTACGTTGATACTCGCGAACAAAGTTGGCTAAAATTTAATATACCTTTTGAAATAAAAACATTAAGTTTTGGCGATTACGCTTGCTCTAATGATAATTGTGGATGCTTTATAGAAAGAAAAAGTTTAAGTGATTTTATTAGCACATTAAGCGTTAAAAACTATGATCGTTTTAAAAATGAAATAGATAAAGCTCTTAAAAATAATTGCTATATAATAGTAATGGTAGAAGAAACTCTGAGTAATGCTTTAAGTTTTCAATATCTTCCTCATATAAGTAAAAAAATAAAAGCTACACCAGAATATATATTTCATAATGTTCGTGAACTTTTACAAAATTACAATAATTTACAATTTCTTTTCGTAGACGGAAGAAAAGAGATGACAAGAATTATTGAATCAATTTTTGCTAGTAAATGTTTCTATAAAAAGATAGACCTTCAACTAGCCTATGATATGAAAGTTTTATGATTTATTGTCCAGATAAATACAAGAAAAATTATCCAGATGTAAATCTTGAGTTATCTCAACTTAAAGGTATACTCAACGATAAAGAAGCTAAAATTACATTAGCTAAATTTCTTCGAGCAAATTTAGGATTTACCACAGAATTAATTAGTGGAATTAAATTAGCTCCTTATCAAGAGATACATTTAAAAGGACTATTAAACAGAAATTTTAATATGTGTGTATTCGGTAGAGGCTGTGGAAAATCTTTCATGGCCTCAGTCTTTTGTTTTCTTCAATGTATTTTTGAGCCAAATACAAAGATATTAATTGCTGGACCTACATTTAGAACAGCAAGATTCATATTTAATAATTTAGAAAAGATTGTAGACAGCAAAGGTGGTGAATTATTAAAACAAGCTTTTGGGGCAAAAAGCAAAAGAAACGATCAGTATGAATGGCAGATCAATGGCGGAAGTATAGTAGCAATTCCACTAAGTGGCGAAAAGATTCGAGGATTTCGCGCTAATGTGCTTGTGCTTGATGAGTTCCTTTTATTATCAGAAGATATTGTAAAGACGGTCCTTATGCCATTCCTTGTTGCTCCACAGAATATGAAAGAGCGTATGGAAATACGAGAAATAGAGGATAATTTAATAAAAGAAGGGGCAATGAAAGAAGAAGATAGAATGGTATTTCCTAATAATAGTAAAATGATAGCGCTTTCTTCTGCAAGTTATACTTTTGAGAATCTTTATAAAACTTATAATGAGTGGACGGAAAAGATATACTCTAAAGAAGAAAATGAGGCAACCTATTTTGTTTCTCAAATGAGTTACGAAGCATTACCAGAAGAAATGATTGATAAGACTATTATCGAAGAAGCTCAAGCTGGCGGGGCAAGTCATAGTAGTTTTCTACGAGAGTATTGCGCTAGATTTATTGATGGTAGTGATAGTTATTTTAGCGCAAAGAAGATGGAAGAATGTACGATATCAAATGGTCAGTCTCCACATACTCTTATGAAGGGTCTACCAAATAAAAAATATATTTTAGGAATTGACCCTAATATGAGTGATAGTCCAAATGCTGACTATTTTGCAATGGCAGTTATAGAAGTTGACGATGAAGCAAAAACTGGTACTCTCGTACATACATACGCCGGACTTGGTAATTTAAAAAATCATGTACAATATTTATATTATATAATGACTAATTTTAATATTGTATTTATGATACTCGATAATGCTGGCGCGGATATATTTCTTTCAGCTTGTAATGAATCTGAATTATTTAAAAATAATAATTTTAAAATAAATTCTTTTGAATTTAATTCTGACTTAGAAGGCTTAGATTATGATCAAGAGGTCAAAAGAGCTAGAAATTCTTATAATTTAGAAGCGAAAAAGATAGCTTTTAATCAAGTATTTACAAGCACATTTATAAGAAAATCTAACGAATATCTACAAGCATCTATTGATTATAAGAAGATATGGTTTGCAAGTAAAACATGTGCTAACGATAGCTTTTTTGAGAATCAATTTAATCAGAATATACCTATAGACCTAATGAAAACAGAAGAAAAGAAAGATTGGTCTACTTTAGATTTCATAGAAAATCAAGATGATTTTATCTATCAGACGAAAAAACAATGTACTCTTATAGAGCATTCTTCTACGGCTAGAGGTACTCAATCTTTTGATTTACCTCAACATTTAAAAAGAAGCTCATCAGCAAATAAAGCTAGAAAAGATAATTATTCTGCACTTTTATTAGCAAATTGGGGCCTCAAGTGTTATAATGATATAATAAATGCACCAAAAGAGGAGATATCCAACACTTTCACGCCAATAATGATAAAATAAGTGTAATATTTACGTTAAATGAGTAAAAAATCTAAAAAAATCGAAGAAGTACAAGCTTCTTTTGCTGTTCCACTTTCTGAAGCTACCCCATTGATGGTATATGGTAGTGACGCCAATAAGCCAAAAATTAAAATGTCAGAAGCTAGAGCTGCGGCTACTGGTACGCGTAGAAATGCAGCCTCAACAATAGAAAGAACCAATAGATTTACTAATATTGATACAGGATTAATTCCTTTTAGATATTCAACTTATGTAAAAAATCTTTCAACTTTAGACGTTAGAGATGCAATTATTCTTTGTCAAAAGGCTTACTATAATGTAGCTATATTTAGAAATACAATCGATTTAATGACTGAATTTTCCAGTAGTCCAATATATCTAAGCGGTGGTAGTCAAAAAGCCAGAGAATTTTTTGAAGCATATTTTAAGAAAATTAATCTTGCAAGTTTTCAAGATCAATTCTTTCGCGAATATTATCGCAGTGGGAATGTATTTACTTACAGATTTGATACATCGTTAAATCCAGAGCAACTTCTTAGAGTTACTCAAACATTTGGATCAAAATTAAAATCAATCGCACAAGATGGAAGTGTTAAACTTCCAGCAAGATATACGATTATTAATCCAGCAGATGTTTATGTTGGTGGCACAGTAAATTATTCATTTAATATGTATTACAAACTTCTTAGTGATTATGAACTAGAGAGACTAAGAGATCCTAAAACAGAAGAAGATAAAGAAGTTTATGAATCACTTCCACCAGAAATTAAAGAGCAAGTTAGAAACAAAGGAATTTCATATATTTTACTTCCTCTTGATCCAAAAAGATTAGCTGCGGTATTTTATAAAAAACAAGACTACGAGCCACTTTCTATCCCAATGGGTTTCCCAGTATTAGATGACATTAACTGGAAACTTGAAATGAAAAAGATGGATATGGCAGTCACAAGAACAATGCAACAAGCAGTTCTTCTTGTTACAATGGGAACTGATCCAGATAAAGGTGGCGTTAATCAAAAGAATTTACAGGCAATGCAGGCGCTTTTCGAAAATCAAAGTGTTGGCAGAGTTCTTATCGCCGATTATACAACCAAGGCACAATTTGTAATTCCAGATATTGGTAATTTAATTGGACCACAAAAATATGAAGTTGTTGATCGTGATATTCAAATTGGCCTTAATAATGTATTGATCGGAAGTGAAAAATTTGCAAATCAAAGTATCAAAGTACAAGTATTCGTGGAAAGACTAAAACAAGCTCGTGAAGTTTTCTTAAATGAATTTTTGATTCCAGAAATCCGCAGAATGAGTAAAGATCTTGGATTTAAGAATTTTCCAAATCCATCTTTTGAAGAAATGAATCTTAAAGATGATGTTCAGTATTCTCGTATATTTAATCGCCTTATCGAACTTGGTGTTCTTACTCCAGAAGAAGGTTTACAAGCAATTGAAAGCGGTAGACTTCCAACCACTCAAGAATCAGTTGACTCTCAACTTAAATTTAGACAACTTAAAGATCAAGGTCTTTATCAACCAATTATTGGTGGTGGAGCAGCGCCAGCTGGAAGACCATCTGGATCTACTGGAATACCACAATCTACTAAAAATATATCACCAATAGGTGCAAGCTCAAACTTTTCAGTAACTAAAATTAAAGAGAACATATTAGCTAGTCAAGACTTAGAAGAAGAAGTTAAGTCTGCAGTAAGAAAGAAATTTAACGTTAAAAAACTAAGCAATCAACAAAAAGATGACGCCGAAAATATATCAGAAATCATTATAGCTAATGAATCTCCAGAAAATTGGAAGTCTAAGATAGAAGAGTATCTTGAAAAGCCTTTTGATCAAAATCAAGATCAAGTATTAAAAATTCAAGAAATCGCCTCAGAACATCAAGTTACAAATTACCTAGCAAGCCTATTATATCATAGTAAAAATTAACGTATAAAGTGTAAATCATTAGATGCGTACATTTAATGGATTACAGGTATTTACTGATCAATTGACTAATAGTGGTCAATTAGATGCAAGATATATAATTAGAGATCAGGTTTTAGGTGAATCTGGTCAAGCAAATTTTGGAACTCAATCAAGCATTCAACCTTTAAGCGTAGGAGGAACAATCGCTGGCGGAACTGCAAATATTGTAGCAGGAAATTTTGCGTCAATTGGAGGAGGAGAAAATAATACGTCAGATATATATGCGTTTGTTGGAGGTGGATTAAGTAATCAAGCTATAGATCAATATGTAGTTATTGGCGGAGGTTGGAACAATATCGCTGGCAGTACATTTAGCTTAATTGGAGGTGGGTGCTGCAACTTCATAAGTATAAGACCTAGAACTGGCCCCGGAAGTTTGAATGCTCCAGCATATCAGTCATCAATAATAAATGGATCAAATCATATTATAGATGGTAACTGGTCATTTATTGGTGGAGGCTTGCAGAATTTAATAACTGGCGCAGGTCTATTTGCTTTTAATAATATATTAGGTGGATGGTGCAATTCAGTATATGATTCTTCCATGGCTACAATTATTGGAGGAAGAAATAATTCTATCAGTGGACTTGGTAGTTTAAGTGAATCTCCAGATTTTATTGGCGTAGGATGTGAAAATAAAGCATATAATCATGGAAATTTTATTGGAGGAGGACAAAATAATATTGCTAATTGTTATGGAGTAATTTTAAATGGATCTAATAATTGTGCTTCACTTTATTCTAGTATAATTGGCGGAGGAGGAAATATAGCATGTTGTGATAGTTTTATTGGAGCAGGAGTCGAAAATACAGCTGCTGGTCAGTCTTCATTCATAGGCCAAGGAGATGGAAATGCAGCGGATGGTTTGTATTCATTTATTGGTAATGGCGCTTGCAATTCAGCATTAGCAGATTATAGTTATATAGTAGGTGGAGTATGCGCAATTATTAACTCTAATCATACTGGAGCTGCTATACTTGGTGATAGTCAATCTCGCGAACATAATTCTTCTGGACCTTATACTTTAACTTTAGATTTTGATAGTGGAGTTTATGTTTCTGAAATTAAAAAAGGTCCTAAAGGTTATTTAAAAATAGGAGAAGGTTATGGAGTTTTAGAATTTGATGGTGATAATTTTATTAATTTATATAGAGATGGAACTAATGTTTTATCAACAGAAGATGCTAGCATGCAAGGATGGTATATATATAATTCTGATATAGACATAACAAATAATGCTTTTTTTCCACCAATAGGCACAATTCCTTCTTCAAATTATCCAGGAAACCAAGGTCAAATGATGTTTGATGGAAACTATCTTTATTACTGTAAAGAACAGGATAAATGGGTTAGAACAGCTCTTGCTGAATGGTAATTTATATTTAACATTTTTGTATATCTTGTGTAATATTTATTAAATGCGTACATTTAATGGTTTACAGATATTTACGGAACAACTAACTAATTCTGGTCAATTAGACGCCAGATATGTTAGGATTAGTGGAAATGATTCAATACCAAATTTAAATAAAGGTGTTCGAATTGGAACTAATTCTACTCCAAATGCTTCTTTTTTTCCTGGATATAGTGGGCAATTAAGTTGGGATAATGCAAATTTTTATTTATGCGTGAGTGGTAATGGCTCTGAAGGATTATGGAGAGCTATTCCACTTTATGAGATAGAAGGATTACAATAAAATGGCAGTATATAATGTAACATTACCGTATACAGGATTCGGTTCTAATCTTAGAAGATTTTTACCAAGAGAAACAAGTTGTTTTAATATTAACGATAACAAAACTATGGCTCTTGGCGATACTCATAATATTACGTGCAATAATCAATATTCAAGCGCTATATTAGGTGGTAAATTTAATTCTTTTACTCAAGATCTATTTAGATATCCTTATTCTCCTACTTCTTCTAGAGATGGAGTTGGTCCTGGTTCCGGCGTAGGTTCAATAATATTAGGTGGAACATATAATATCTCCTATGGAGATTATAATGTTGTACTTGGAGGTTCTAGGAATTGCGCCTATCAACAAGCAACTGTGGTTATTGGTGGTCTTGATAATGAGGTAGGTGGAAGATATAATGCTGTAATTAATGGTACATTTAATTGTATACAAAGTGGAACAACAAACTCTTTTATCGTAGGTGGAAATGATAATATAATTGATTGTTGTAGTCTTAGCAATGCAATCATAGGCGGTATTAATAATAGAATTGCAAAAAATTCTAGTCAGTCCGTTATTCTTGGCGGCGCTCAACAAGTTATAGGAGGACAAGAAGTTAACCTTAGTAATGGAGCTTTACTTCTATCTTGTGGATTAAAAGGGTCAGACGCTTGCTATTCATATATCCTTGGAGGATACTCGAATACTATAGCTAGTGGAAATTGTTTTTCTTCTATTGTTGGGGGTGCAGGCAACATAATAGATGCAACAACAGCTCAAAAAGCTGATGTTTTCGCCACGGGTTGGTCGCATTTGATTGTTTCAAATAGTTCTCAAATTCGTTCAAATTTAGCATTTATTTTAGGAGGAGATTCTGCTACGATACAAAATACAGCAAATAAAAGTTTTATAGTTGGTGCAAATGCAAATATTTCTGCACCTTATAGCTATGTTATAGGAGGTACATCGATAAATATACCTCAAGGACATCAACATTCAGCCATTATATCTCAACAAGTAAATCATAAAACTATTTCTTCTCGTGGACCAGAAACTTTATTATTAAATTTTGAAAGCGGTGTATATATTTCAGATAATTTAAATATTGAAGGATCTTTAATCTTAAAATCAACAAATGCTCCAAGTTCGCCAGACGCAAAAGGAGTAAAAGGTCAGTTTGCAATAGATGATAATTATATGTATTATTGTAATAGGGATAATCACTGGGTAAGAACAGCTTTTTCAGAATGGCAATCTTCAATAGCTAAACCTGGAGTATTTAATTATTATGCAACAGCTTATTCTGGTGGAGCAGCTCTATTTGCTCAAGATTTAAATGATGACTCTAAATATATTCCATCAATTATTTACGCTTGGGAAGATCGTTATCTTCAAAATAGTAACCGAGTTGTAGTAAGACCATTATTTGATAAATATAATAACGCATCAAATTTAGACTTCAATAATTTAACATTTAGCATTCATCCTCCTTTAACGGGCAGGTTAGTCTTTAATTCAATTAACGGAACTATTACTGGTATTGTTAGTGGTATTGGAATCGATCAAACAATAGCTCACACCATCACTGCTATAAATTCTGCCGGAAGTTATTCTGGCATAATTAATATTAATTATTCTCCAACAGTTGATACAAGTATTGCTGTTACATTAAACCAGCAAAATCAATGGTTACAGGGTTGTGGTTGTGGCTGCGTTGGAGGCATTGGAGCAGGCGCAACATTAGTTAATTATTATGTATTATCAACCACAACAACAAATACAAATGCCGACATTATCATAAGAGTAGGTGGAATTAGTAGTCTTGTAAGCACCAAGAGAATCTCTTATTCATTAGATGGAATAACTTATACAAATGTTACAACTTCACCAACATCCACAACAGACTTTACATATAATTATACTATACCTTATCTTGATCAAAATATATTTATTAAATTAGAGATTTATAGTTATTATGGTCCAGGTGGACCTAATAGTGCTACGGTTATATATAGATACAATCCAGTACAAGCTACTTCAAATTTTTAATTTTAAAAAATTAATTATATTCATATAATAATAATATGAATGTATACATGTCTTTTTGGACACAAGGATTTCGCGCAGATCAGTTGAATTTAAATTTTTGGAAATTATCTCTTGCTCTTGCAAGAAAACATTATGGAAAAATTCATCTTATAACTGATACAAAAGGAAAAGAACTATTAAAAGATTTGCCATTTGAATCAGTTTCTCTAGATCTAAATGATTTGGAAAATATAAATAGTGGAAAAGTTTGGAGCCTTGGAAAGGTATATGCGTACAATAAAATTGCTAAAAAAGGCCCATTTTTACATTTAGATTCCGACGTTCTGCTTTGGGAACCGTTGCCTCAAGAATTATTAAATAGTGAAGTTTTTACTCAGTCTTTAGATTTTGATTTATACGAAAACTATAGCAATCAAAAATTTAATAAACAATATGATCTTAATTTTTTAAAAGTTATGGGTTTAGGTTTTATACCAGAGGCTTGGCAGGATCTAATAAATAGTAAAAAACAAATTCCAATTTATAATGTTGGAATTTTTGGTGGACAGAATACTAAATTTATATATGAATACTCAAGCTTCGCTCTTGATATGATTAAAAATGAAAAATATAAAATTTTATTCGAGTCTGATTATCATCATTCTTTATATGGAGATGCAATTTTAGCAAATTCATGTTGTCTTGAACAATTAAATTTAAGTCTATTTAATGATAAATATTATAATTTAAAAATAAATACATTATTAAATGACATGAATGATTCTGGAGATAAATCATTTAAAAAGTATACTCATCTTTTAAGAACTAAAAGTAATAAGATGGTACAAGAATCAATAGCTATGAGAGTAGCTCAAGAGCCTTATATGTTAGATATTAATCCAAATATTACCATAGAGCAATGGCGTGGCGAAACTATAAAAGATAGTAATTAAAAGTGTAATCCTATTTAAGGATTAAGGTAAATGGCTAGAAATAGAATAATTTATAATGTAGAAGGTTTGTTTGTTGCGCCATATTCTGGCGAACAATCTGCTGGCAAAGACTATTTTTTATCTAATAATAGAATATTAAAAAGAATAGAAAAAGTTCAGAGTTTTAATTATTCAATACAGAAAAATCAATTAGACGCTCAAGGCTTTGGTCAAAAACAGAACATATTCCGTGGGCAAGGATTATCTCCAGAAATATCATTTAATTTTTCTTATATTCCAGACGGAGTAACTAATGAAAATAGATTAGATTTTAATGTTAATAATTTTTCTGGCTCTAATTTACCAATGTTTTCTGGATTATGCTCAAATAATTTGAGTTTAAATGATAGGGATTTTTATCTTGCAATAAATAAAGATAATAATGATATTTTTTCTGATAATGCTACATTTAATAGTTCAATAGTTAATCCATCAAATGCTTCTCAAGTTATAAATTCAAATGCAAGAAATTATGATTTACTTCATTTTCAAAATTGCTATCTTAATGAATATTCTTTTAATGTTAGTGTTGGTAATCTGCCCGAAGTTAATCAAAGTTATGTCTCAGATAATATTACTTATTACGTAAGTGGTTCGGGCATTAAATATTCTTATCTTGATTTAAAGTCTGGAAATAATATACAAAATCAAGAAACAATAATAGTTCCAAAAAATTTAAACTATAATCAGACATCTATTAGCGGTCAAAATATTTTGCTTCCTGGCGATGCAAATATTTCGTTCTTTACAACAAATACAACTGGAGTATTATTTTATACTGATACAATTCAAAGCGTAGATTTTAATGTTAATTTTAATAGAAAAGCATATCGTTCAATTAATTATAAATTACCATTATTAAGAAAAATAGAATTTCCTGTGAATGGTAGTTTGAATATGAGTTTTATTGTTGATCAAACTCTATCTGGATCATTTTTTGATACATTAAATAATGATGATGAGTATAATATTATAATTAATTTTAATTCTTCAAAAGTTGGAGTAGATCAAACAAGATTTATTTTTAGTGGTTGTAAATTTAATAATATTACTTATGATTCTTCAATCGGTAGCAATAAAACTGCAAATTTAGGCTTTAATTTTGACCTTGACCCTGATTTTGGAAGAAAAGGCATTTTCGCTAGTGGAAATATACTCTATGGATTATTAAATAATCAGAAGAAAGTATTGATATTTTAATTTTTTATATATATAATATAAGTGTAATTTAATATGAAAACTATGTTATCTAAATTATTTGGCCCAAATTGGAGATCTTCGACATCAGGAATTATAACGGTCGTAGCAGTAGCAACAGCTTTTGCAATTCATGGTGACAATTCTTTGGTTGCATTTTTACCAGATAAAGCAGAAGAATATATAGTTGGAATTTCTAAATTAATCGCCGTAGTTAGTGGTATCGTTTTTGCTCTTACAGTAAAAGACGCTGCTGTTACTGGTGGCAAAGTAGCTCAAACTAAAGAAGCTAAAAAGAGAATTAAAAAAGAAATAGGACATGGAGAAAATATATGAATAAATTAAATCTAATCGCTGTTGCCCTTATGGGCGTTTTTATGATCGGTTGCTCTACTACAAATACTGGTGGAGACAATCAAGTTGGCGGAACAACTGCAGTAGAGAATGCTCTTCCTTATATCAAGCCAGCAGTTATTCTTGCTTGCACAGTAGTTCTCGAACAAGCTCTATCTCCAGAAGATCGTGTTGAAAAAGCAAAGATGATTAATCATGTTGCTACGGTTGTAGAAAGTCTTACAGTTGGTCAAACTCCAACTCCAGATCAACTTCAAAAAGCTCTAACAGATTATCTTCCAGCAGAAAAGACTCATTGGGCAAAATATGTTGTTGCAGTTAAAGATATCTATGCTGCTCAATTTGGTAAGCTAAACGGAGACGCAGCTCTTGCTGTAAAAGTTCTTAATGCAATCGCAAGTGGTTGTAAAGACGCTACAGAAGAATACGTAGACTAAAGTGACAGAATTCATCGGCGCTTTTGTCAGGCTTGTCGGTGGAATATTTGATGCGATCAATAATGTTTTTGGCGCAAAAAACACCAAAGAGATGAAAGAGCGTCAACAAGCTCAAAAAGAAGTTGATCATCAAAGTAATATAGAAAAAGCAGTACAGGAGAAAGATCTTGAAGAGATTCGCAAACATATTGGTTCTTAATTTTTTTCTTGTTGGTTGCGCTACAATAACACCAGATAAAATACAAGACAGTACCGCGTCTTACGATGCTTCTACGCCAAGTAATTATAATAAAGATAATGGTGGTTTAGTAGCTCTTCTTGATAATGGCGCAGTAATTACTTCTCAAGCAAAAGAGCGCTATAATAATTTAATTAAGATGTATAAGGTAAAATTTAAAAAAGAAAAAGCTATCGAATTAGCAGAGGACGCAGGCATCAAGCCTTACAAAGATCGTTACGGAAATGACTTATTTTTAATTGATAATGAACATCTTGTTTATTTTGGAGTAATGAACTCTTGGCTAAAAGAAAAAGTCCCAGCCGATAATATCATAGATAAAACAATAGACAAAATTAATAATTAAAATGGGTAAATTAATAACACGATCACAAGATCCGTATTTTAATAACGTAGAATTATTACTTCATTTAAATGGAACAAATGGAAGTCAGAGCTTCGTAGATTCATCAAAAAACAACTTCTCAATAACAACATATGGAGATGCGCAGATTAGTACAGCGCAATCAAAGTTTGGTGGCAGTTCTGCATATTTTGATGGAGATGGTGACTATTTAACCATTCAAGCAAGTGAGGCTTTTAACTATGGATCGGGAGATTTTACAATTGAGTTTTGGGTTAAACCATTAGACGGACCATATAGCACGTATGATCCATGTTTTTTTACTAATCATTCTAACGGAGAATGGAATTTGACTGGTAAAGGCATAAGAATACACCATCAAAATGCAATTTTTAGTACAGATGCGGTGGATTTTGTAGAGTTAAATTTTAATAATCAAATACAAAATGATACGTGGAATCATTTAGCAATTGTCAGGAATGGGAATACTATTACAGCATATTTAAATGGGGTTAATAACGGCAGCGTATCATTTATGGGCAGTTTGGGTGATAGTAGTGATTCTATAGGTATAGCTTTGTCAGATACGCTTGTACCTGGCGGCAGAGAATTTTTAAATGGTTATATTGATGAACTCCGTATTACCAAAGGTATAGCAAGATATACTTCTAATTTTACTCCTTTAAATAAACAATTTTACGATGGAACAATAGAAAAAAATATTTCTATTAAAAAACAAAACCTTGGTGGAGGAAAATTAAATTTAGGTAGAAGCTATACAGGACCAACGGCACCACTAACAACAACTCTTGGATTCTATGTCTTAGGTGTTACTGCAGATAATACTTCTGCTAGCATATATAATTCATATGTAGTAGGTCTTGGATATAACAACAATACATATCCATCGGTATTAGGTGCATTAAACTCTTCTGTTGCAGCAGATTTATGTTCGTACAATTTAATTACTAATATGATACCACCTACCCCAACTCTACCCTACGTATATCCATATTACGGAACAACAATTAATACTGTAACATTAAATTATTCTAATGGAGTATGGACATTAAGACTTTCTGAATGGGACAACGGAAACAATTCTTCTAATTATGTTGAAAAACAGGTCAAGAATAATTCATCAACTGATATACCATTACAATTTCCAGGAGGGATAAGTTTAGCCGTAGATAATGATGGAACTTGGTGGTGGAGCCAGTTTAATACTTGCGGTGGTTAAAAATGTTAAATGATAAATCCTTAAAACTTATATTTGATTTTGAAGTTGGTGGTGGTGAAAATTACTATAATAAATTTTTAAAAAATCCAGTTTGGCCAGGAGAGCAAAGTGGAGTTACAATTGGCGTAGGTTA